TCTGATGCTTTAAAAAAAGGTATCTTTCCTATTTTTATTATTACAGAACAGAAGTTTAATTTTGAACACGCCGGTATTATGGGATTACCCGTAAAAGAAGAGGTTGACGAGTCAACAGGTGAAATGAAATTTTCAGGTGATTTTATTTATAGGAATGATTTTGAATATATTGAACAAATAACCGATTTCATTAATGAAATGATGGATTTACAAGAAAAGGGTGAAATGCCTTATGATTTATTATTTCTTTGGGATTCTATTGGTTCGGTTCCTTGTAAAATGACGTTTGAAGGAAAAGGGGGAAAACAACACAACGCTTCAGTATTATCTGATAAAATTGGTATGGGTATTAATCAACGTATCTCAGGATCAAGAAGGTCAGATAAACCATACACCAACACTATGATTATTGTTAATCAACCATGGGTTGAATTACCAAGTAATCCTTTTGAACAACCTAAGATTAAAGCTAAAGGAGGAGAATCAATTTGGTTAAACTCAACATTAGTTTTTAGGTTCGGTAATGAAAAAAATGCCGGTACAAGTAAAATTACAGTTTCCAATAAAGGTAGAACAATTACTATTGGAAGTAGAACTAAAATTAGTGTAATGAAAAACCATGTTAATGGAATACAATTCGCTGATGGTAAAGTAATGGTTACTTCTCATGGTTTTTTGAAAATGAGAACTACTTCGGAAGAAAAGGCGTCTAAAGAATCATACATTAAAAATAATATTGATTACGTTAGTCGATTATTTGGTGAACCAATAAGTAATGTTTCAGACCTTAAATTTGAACCAGCACCAGAAGAAGAATTTTAATATTTATTTACTAATTTTTTAATAAGATACAATGTCTAATGTTTTATTGGTTGATGGTGATAATTTACTAACTATAGGTTTTTACGGTTTAAAAAATTATTTCCATAAAGGAAATCACATTGGTGCATTGTATCATTTTATTAATACGTTACGTAAATTAATTGAAATTAATAATTTAGATAAAATAGTTGTTTTTTGGGACGGTAAAGAAGGTTCTCTTTCTAGAAGAAAATATTATGTACATTATAAAGAGAATAGAAAATCAAAAATCAGAACTGAAGAAGATATTTTATCATATGACCAACAGAGAAATAGAGTAAAACAATACTTAGAAGAAGTTTTTGTTCGTCAAGGTGAATACGATTATTGTGAAACAGATGATGCAATAGCGTACTATTCACAAAATTCTAAAAAAGAGAAAATAATAATATTTTCTTCTGATGGAGATTTAACACAATTAGTCTCCGAAAATACTAGTTTATTTAATCCCTCTCATAGTAAAATGTATAATTTAAAAGATACATTTATTTATTCACACGAAGGGATAAGAATTGAAAACATAAAGTTAGTAAAGATTCTATGTGGTGACCCTTCTGATAATATTGCAGGTATAAAAAATCTTGGTATTAAAAGATTGATTTCAGTTGTTCCTGAATTGAAAACTGAAGAAATTACATTAGATTTCATAAAAAATCGTTTCAATGTTTTATTTTCTGAAAATAAAAATAAAAACGTATTTGTAAAAAATTTATTGACTGGTGTTACAAAACATGGTATCTTAGGGGAAGAATTTTTCAACATTAATAAAAGGATAGTTAGTTTGGATGAACCATTCTTAACTGATGAATCAAAAGATAATATATTATCACTTATTAATGATTTAATTGACCCCGAAGGTAGGTCTTACAAAAATACTATGAAAATGATGATGGAAGATGGATTACATCTTCTTTTATCAAAATCAGATGATGCTTGGGTTAATTTTTTTAATCCATTCCTTAGATTGACTCGTAAGGAAAAAAATAAAAAAATTATTAAAATTAAAACAGATGAATAATCAAGATGTTACAAAATTTGAATTTCTTTTAAGTCTAGAAGGGAATATTGTTGTTCAACGATATTTTAACGTTAAAGACTATAATCAAAGAGCCAAAAGGTCTATGGATTTACATGAATATGTTAAAAATATTTGTGACGAAATTTTTGACCATTTGGTTTTAAAAAGTTCTGATTATCTTTACGAAAATCATGAATATTATCATGGTTTAGAGATTGTGGAGGACAATGAAAACAAGGAAAAAGAAAACTTTTTACTAGAATTAAAGATGAATGATGAAGTATTTATTCAAAGAATATTTCCAGCATTTTTACTTCACCCAAAGGTTAGATATACTGTAGATATTCGTCCTTATCTAAAAAGATATTTAACCGACCTCACAGAAATTTTATCTTCTGATGAATTGGAAACAACGTATTTAAACTACGAACTTTAAAAAATAATTTTAATAAAATTAAAATGAGTGAAAAAAACTTTGGTGCTCTTGGAACAAAGTTCCAACAATCTTTATTGAGATCAATAATTGAGAATAAAAAATATGGAGAACAAATTATTGATGTCATCGAGAGTAAATATTTTGAAAATGTTTCGTTTAGATATATTTGTGAAAATATAAAGGAATACTATTTAAAATATTCTAAAATACCTAATTTTGAAAATCTAACTTTAAAGATTATTTCTGAATTAGGTAGTGAAGAAAATGCTAAAGTTCATTTAGATTCATTAGATGGTATTAGAAATAATAAAGAAGAAGATGAACTAGTTAAAGACGAAGCTTTAAATTTTTGTAAACAACAGAATTTAAAAAAGGAATTAAAAAAAATAAATACAATAATCGATAATGGTAAATTTCAAGAATACCCAACTATTGAAAAAATAATTCAAAAAGCGTTGCAAGTTGGATTACCTGTAGAAGAATCTATGGATATATTTTTCGATATTGACAGTGCTCTTGAACAAGATAATCGTGAAACCATTTATACAGGTATAAGTGGTCTTGATAATGTATTAAAAGGGGGAATCGGTAAAGGGGAACTTGGAATAGTTTTAGCACCTACTGGTACAGGAAAAACTACATTACTAACACTTTTTTCCAATACTGCATATAATCATGATTTTCACGTACTTCAAATATTTTTTGAAGATAATGCGACTAACATAAAAAGAAAACATTTCACGATTTGGACAGGTATTGAGGCGGATGAACAATCAAATAGGAGAGATGAAGTAAAAGACATGGTTGAAAAAGTTAGGATGAAAAGTAAAGGGTCTTTAAGTATTATAAAACTACCTAGTGATTCTATTACCATTTCTGAAATAAAAACAAGAATTAGAAAACATATTTCAGATGGTAAAAAAATAGATTTATTAGTGATAGATTATGTTGATTGTATCACTCCTGAAAAGGCTAACTATAACGAAGAATGGAAGGGAGAGGGTTCGGTTATGAGGAGTTTAGAAGCGATGACCAATGAATTTGATATTGCTATATGGACCGCAACTCAAGGTAACAGAGATTCTATATCTTCTGAAGTTGTTACAACAAATCAAATGGGAGGGTCTATTAAAAAGGCACAAATTGGTCATATAGTATTATCCGTTGGAAAAACAATGAACCAAAAAGAACAAAATTTAGCTACAATTACTTTATTAAAATCTCGTATTGGACAAGATGGTATAATTTGGAATAATTGTAAATTTAATAATAAATTACTTGAAATTGACACCGAAACACAAACAACTCTTCTTGGACATAAAGAAGAACAAGTTAAAATGAATGTCAATAGAGCAGCTGAAGCATTTAAAATGAGACAGGATACATTAAACCGTAATTAAAAAAAATATGAAAAATAAAGAAAAAATTTTACAAGAAAACAATGGAAGATTTGTTTTATTTCCAATTGAACATGATGATATTTGGATGTTATATAAACAACAAGAAGCATGTTTTTGGACTGCAGAAGAAATTGATTTATCTCAGGACATTAGTGATTGGGAAAATAAATTAAATAAAGACGAACAACATTTTATTAAAAATGTTTTGGCGTTTTTTTCTGCCTCAGATGGTATTGTAAATGAAAATTTAGCAATGAATTTTGTTAATGAAGTACAATACACTGAAGCGAAGTTCTTTTATGGATTTCAAATTATGATGGAGAATATTCATAGTGAAACATATTCACTTTTAATTGATTCATATATAAAAGACAAAGAAGAACAAAATCATTTATTTAATGCTATCGATACAATTCCTGCGATAAAAAAGAAGGCGGAATGGGCAATAAAATGGATTAATTCGGATTCTTTTGTTGAAAGATTAATTGCGTTTGCTGCGGTTGAAGGAATATTCTTTTCCGGATCTTTCTGTTCTATTTTTTGGTTGAAAAAACGAGGTTTAATGCCGGGACTAACATTCTCCAACGAACTTATTTCTAGAGATGAAGGGATGCATTGTGATTTTGCGTGTCATTTATATAATAAACATATTGACAATAAATTATCAGAAAATAGAATAAAAGAAATTATATGTGGTGCTTTAGAAATAGAAAAAGAATTTATTTTAGAGGCGTTACCTGTTAGTTTAATTGGTATGAATTCTAAGTTAATGTTACAGTATTTAGAGTTTGTTGCAGATAGACTATTAATTTCTTTAGGTGTACCTAAAGTTTATAATTCAACAAATCCATTTGATTTTATGGAAAATATCGCTATTCAGGGTAAAACTAATTTTTTTGAAAAAAGAGTGGCTGAATATCAAAAAGC